ATATGGCTTGCAGAGAAAGAAGAACGCGAGCGAATTTACCAGACATCAATCCGACCATTCCGCAAAGCCACATATACCCACTTCCCTGAAATTGACCCGCGCCTGCGTAATTACCGCTCACGCTATGGCGCTATCAGTAATGACTGAGGAATTAACAATGAAAACAATGAAGCTAAACATCGACCTCGGAAAATACGTTATTACCGGAACCAAACACGACCTGATTCTTAGCGAAAGAGGAATTATCAAAGAAGGCGAGAATGCAGGGAAAGAAACACTAAGCCGTATCGGTTATTACAGCAAGTTTGAGCATCTGGTTAAAGAGTTATGCAACCGTGAAATCCTGTTATCTCAGGCTCAGACGCTACAGGATATTCAGCAGCATATCGATACTTTAGGTGTGTCACTTAGCATGGCTATTGACCAGTTCGTGGAGAGTAAATCATGAGAGGACTTGCATACAATCCCGGCATTCTTCCGGCAGAAATGATTATTCGCCAACGCGTAAAGCCAATGCCATCGAGAGAGGAATTGCTTAAGAGAAATTCTTTTCCTTCAGTAAATCAAAACAAATATCTGAATGCGATGTGGCGGAGTGGGAAGAAATGAAACAAATGACACTAATTGAGATGGATGGATTTCTGAAAGGTAAATACATCCCCCGAGATTTAAAGGTTAACGAAACAAACGCTGAATATCTTGTCCGTAAGTTCGGTGAACTTGAATCAAAACTCAACGAGCAGCGTGAATATTACGAAGGTGTTATCTCGGATGGGAGTAAGCGCATAGCAGAGTTGCAGACAAAATCTGCACCAGATTCATTTGGCATCATCGGTGAAAATATTCGAACACAGGATAATCGAATAACGTCAGAACCTATGTTTTGTGTGTATCAAAAGCGCGAAATCGTTGTTGATTCTGATTATGACTATGACAGGATTGTCTGGGTTGATGAAGATGGCAATGAAGCCAATAAACGCCAAAGTCGTCGTCTCGAACTACTTCACGAAAACTTTCGAGAGCCACCAGAAAAATGGCGGCGCGTTGCTGTGAAAGATATTGATGAATTCGTTACCTGCAGTTTCACCGAACAGGGTTGTAAAAACTACCTGGCAGCCAATGGTCACAATCTTCGCTTGCCATTTATATATGTAAAAAGCGGTTTCAGGAACGCTGAATATATCGGCATAAGAAACTGGCTTGCTGGCATTCGCATCAAAGGAGACGCAGGAGAGCAAAACGATGAAAAACCGTAAAGCAAAATTACTTCTTTTATCGCGTTCGACGGGGTACGAGAAGCTACCAATCAGCAATCACAAACGGGCGGTGATCGGCATGTTTGGTAGGGTGGTATTCGCATTTAACTATAAAACCACCGCGTCGCGTAACAGACGAGAGAAGGGGTACGCAGTGCGATGAAAAACCGTAAAGCAAAAATTCTTTTGACCTGTAGAAATGCTCGCGGCGTCCAGCAATGGTTAAAACTCAGTAACCGCAGAATGGGGCTGTTCAAAAATACGGCTGATATTGTGATGTGTTCACTTAACAAGCCCAGCGCGGCGCAAAACCGCTGGAAAAACCACTTGCGCACTAAAGGATAGTGATATGACCACCATTACCAATAAGAAACAGTATCCCAGCGAGCAATATCTTAATGAGCTGATCACCAACATGGAGTTTGCTGCAAGGGCACCAGTTGAAGTCGTGAGAGCGATGGCAGCAGAGCTACAGAAGCGGCGAGAAGCTGATAGTGCAGAACCTGTAAGCCAAACTTACAAGTTGAACGCGCTGGCTGGCAACTCTCCGGTAATTCCGGATGGTTGGATAAGCTGTAGTGAGCGAATGCCGGATAGCAAAACAGCCGTTCTTGTTGCCAGGGAGTTTGACAGGAGAGGTGACTGGCGAATGAAATGGGCGACTTACATCCCTGGGCATCCTGACGCTAATGATGGGTGGATAATTCCTGGTGCGTCGTGGATACCATCACACTGGATGCCGCTACCGGAACCACCGCTGGAGGTGAAGTAATGGACTCCTTCGCTAAATATACGATTATTGACTGGATAGCCTTCCTTCAGGTTTTGCTCATCTGGTTTTATATGGCTTACAGGAGTGGGCAGTGGATTGTCAGTGTAGCCTGTAGCAAGGGATGGCGTTGGTGGAACCGAAAGAATAAAAAAGCACTGGCATTGGATTCGTTTTACGAAGCATTCAATCTTAACAGCCTTCAGCCTGGTTCTGTCATTGTAGTCACCACTCAAAGCGGCATGACGATACAAATTCACAAGCCAAAGGAGGAAGGTCGTGGCTAACCTGCAACTAGCCGTTAAAGGTGAATACTTCGCAGATAGTTTCCCCCAAATCTGGGGAAAAGCCCGAATGGCGCGGCTTACAGCAAGATAAAGACCACATGATTTGACAAATCCGCTCGAGCTATCGCATACTGACCGCACTAGAAAATCTATGCGGTCTCCGCACCCGATAGCTTTGCGGCTTTTTTATGCCTGCAATCTGGCATAGTCACATCCGTACAAAGGTCGGGTGGAGAGGCGTAATACAACACCTGCAAGGGGAATATGCCCGGAGCTTCATAGATGCTCTAGTTGACACCCGATCACCAGCCACTAACTGGTGATTGCTAACTAAAAATCTATGGAGGTCATCATGACCAGTCAACTCATCCCCGTATTCAACGGCACTATTGCCAACGAAACCACCCTGCTCTGTAATGCCCGTGATCTGCATGCTTTTTTAGGCGTGAAAAAGGTGTTTGCGGCATGGATTACAAATCGCATTTCAGAATACGAATTCATTGAAAATCAAGACTATATTTTGCTTTCCAATTTGGGAAAGCAAACCTCTGGTAGAGGCGGTCACAACCGCAAGGATTACCACCTCACCCTCGACACAGCCAAAGAACTGGCGATGGTTGAGCGCAACGAAAAAGGCCGCCAGATACGTCGATACTTCATCGAATGCGAGAAGAAGTATCGCAATATGCAGCCACTACAACAATTCACAGACGAGGAAATCATCCTCCTCTGCTACATGCTGGTACAGATGGAAAAAGCAGTGGATACCTGCAAACGCCTGTACCCGATAATGAAGGAACTTAACTCATCATACGCGAGCAAGCTGTATGACATCGCGTTTGAAACTTTTTACACGGTGACAAAAAACAGAGATGTACTGCTCAGGGAGGCGACACGACTTGACCAGACAAGCGCCGTTTTCGAACGGGCAAGACCAATGTTGAAAAGCCTTCGGGCGAGACAATTCGAATTTTAATCATCAAAGGAGCTTCGGCTCCTTTTTTGTTGGAGAAAATCAACCACTACTCGTTCCCTTGCGAGTAATTGCGGAGACTTTGCGATGTACTTGACACTTCAGGAGTGGAACGCACGCCAGCGACGCCCAAGAAGCCTTGAAACAGTTCGTCGATGGGTACGCGAGTGCAGGATATTCCCTCCTCCGGTTAAGGATGGAAGAGAGTATCTGTTCCACGAATCAGCGGTAAAGGTTGACTTAAATCGACCAGTAACAGGTAGTCTTTTGAAGAGGATCAGAAATGGGAAGAAGGAGAAGCCATAAGCGGCGCGACCTGCCGCCAAATCTCTACGAAAGAAACGGGTATTACTGCTACAGAGACCCGAGGACGAAAAAAGAGTTCGGGCTGGGAAGAGACAGGAGGGTAGCAATTTCCGAAGCAATTCACACCAACATTGAGCTTTTCACCGAAAGCGGGCACGAATCATTGCTGGGCAGGATTAAAGGCGCTGATTCAATCACTCTCCATGCTTGGCTTGATCGCTACGAAAAAATCCTCTCCAGCAGAGGGATCAAGCAGAAGACATTAATAAATTACATGAGCAAAATTAAAGCAATAAGGAAGGAGTTACCTGATGTTCCACTTGAAGACATCACCACAAAAGAAATTGCGACAATGCTCAATGGATACATAGACGAGGGTAAGGCGGCATCAGCCAAGTTAATCAGATCGACACTGAGCGATGCATTCCGAGAGGCTATAGCTGAAGGCCATATAACGACAAACCCGGTCACCGCCACTCGCGCAGCAAAATCAGAGGTAAGGAGATCAAGACTTACGGCTGACGAATACCTGAAAATTTATCAAGCAGCAGAATCATCACCATGTTGGCTCAGACTTGCAATGGAACTGGCTGTTGTTACCGGGCAGCGAGTTGGTGATTTATGCGAAATGAAGTGGTCTGATATCGTAGATGGCTATCTTTATGTCGAGCAAAGCAAAACAGGCGTAAAAATTGCCATTCCTACAACATTGCATGTTGATGCTCTCGGGATATCAATGAAAGAAACACTTGATAAATGCAAAGAGATTCTTGGCGGAGAAACCATAATTGCATCTACTCGTCGTGAACCGCTTTCATCCGGCACAGTATCAAGGTATTTTATGCGCGCACGAAAAGCATCAGGTCTTTCCTTCGAAGGGACTCCGCCTACCTTTCACGAGTTGCGCAGTTTGTCTGCAAGACTCTATGAGAAGCAGATAAGCGATAAGTTTGCTCAACATCTTCTCGGGCATAAGTCGGACACCATGGCATCACAGTATCGTGATGACAGAGGCAGGGAGTGGGACAAAATTGAAATCAAATAATGATTTTATTTTGACTGATAGTGACCTGTTCGTTGCAACAAATTGATAAGTAATGCTTTTTTATAAGGCCAACTTAGTATAAAAAAGCAGGCTTCAACGGATTCATTTTTACATTTCATAGCCCGGAGCAACCTGTGAACACATTTTCAGTTTCCCGTCTGGCGCTGGCACTGGCTTTTGGCGTGACGCTGACCGCCTGTAGCTCAACACCGCCCGATCAACGTCCTTCTGATCAAACCGCGCCTGGTACTTCTTCTCGCCCGATTCTGTCGGCAAAAGAAGCGCAGAATTTCGATGCTCAACACTATTTTTCATCCCTGACGCCTGGTGCTGCGGCGTGGAATCCTTCGCCGATTACCCTGCCTGCACAACCTGACTTTGTTGTCGGCCCGGCGGGTACTCCAGGCGTAACGCATACCACGATTCAGGCGGCGGTAGATGCGGCAATTATCAAGCGTACCAATAAGCGCCAGTATATTGCCGTGATGCCTGGTGAGTATCAGGGAACGGTGTATGTCCCTGCAGCTCCGGGTGGAATCACCGTCTATGGTACAGGCGAAAAACCGATTGATGTGAAGATTGGACTCTCCCTTGATGGCGGCATGAGCCCTGCCGACTGGCGTCATGACGTCAACCCGCGCGGCAAATATATGCCAGGTAAACCAGCGTGGTATATGTACGATAGCTGCCAGAGCAAACGCAGCAACAGTATCGGCGTTCTGTGTTCTGCGGTCTTCTGGTCGCAAAACAATGGCCTGCAACTGCAAAATCTGACCATCGAAAACACGCTGGGCGATAGCGTAGATGCAGGCAACCATCCAGCGGTAGCTCTGCGTACTGATGGCGATAAAGTACAGATCAATAACGTCAATATTCTGGGTCGTCAGAATACTTTCTTTGTGACTAACAGTGGCGTGCAAAACCGTCTGGAAACCAACCGCCAACCGCGTACGCTGGTGACTAACAGCTACATCGAAGGGGATGTGGATATCGTTTCTGGTCGCGGCGCAGTGGTGTTCGATAATACTGAATTCCGCGTGGTGAACTCCCGTACCCAGCAGGAAGCGTATGTGTTTGCACCAGCTACGCTGTCTAATATCTATTACGGTTTCCTGGCAGTAAATAGCCGATTTAATGCTTCTGGTGATGGCGTCGCGCAGTTGGGTCGCTCGCTGGATGTTGATGCCAATACCAACGGCCAGGTGGTGATTCGTGATAGCGCCATTAACGAAGGCTTTAACACAGCTAAACCGTGGGCTGATGCGGTGATCTCTAATCGTCCGTTCGCGGGTAATACCGGAAACGCTGATGATAGCGACGATGTACAGCGCAATCTGAATGACACTAACTACAACCGCATGTGGGAGTACAACAACCGCGGCGTGGGTAGCAAAGTGGTTGCAGAGGCGAAGAAGTAA